CGGATTCTCGTTCAAGGAAGGCTGTCGAGTCCTTCTTTGAGACAGAAAGAGAGTTGCGGATGAAAAGATCATCCATCCGCAATGCCTGGACCAGAGACCACGACAGGATCAACTTAATCCTTTTCGGAGATCTCTATTCTGGAGTCGAAAATGACATCAGAACTGGTGCTTATATTTTCAAGCACGGACCAGGCTCAGTTGCAGAGAGGGCGTACGGCATACATAAGTATTCCGTTGTCCAGGAAAAATGGACATCGCGCCTTGACAAAGTCCTTCCGTATGACGAGGTTTGCTTCGCAAATCCTCGTCATCTTTTGGACTCTGTTACTACTCTGCGGCCTCTCCCTCCAAATAACGAGCAATCTATGCGCGTTATTTTGGTTCCCAAGACGCAGAAAACGCCGCGAATTATCGCTGCTGATCAGACTGCAAACCAGTTTGTTCAGCAGGGAATTCATCTTGCGATCCTCAAAAGGATAAAGCAAGATGAAAACCTTCGACTCGCGATTGATTGGACCGATCAAGAGCGCCAAAGAAGTTTGGCTCTCATGGGTTCAATCAATGGCTCAGTTGCTACCCTCGATTTATCTGAGGCTAGCGACCGAGTTCACGTTTCCCTGGTTGCCAACATGCTTCGACGTCATCGTCTCTTGCGGGACGTTGTCTTCGCTTGCAGGACAACTAGGGCAGACTACTCGGGGAGAACTATCTTCCTCGAGAAGTTTGCGCCGATGGGTTCCGCTCTTTGTTTCCCTTTTGAGACTATGGTTTTTACTATCATAGTCATCGAATCGGTTCTCAAAGCGCGGATGCAGCCAGTTACGAGGCGTAATGTGATGAAAGCATTACGCTCCGTATCTCTGTACGGTGACGATATAATCGTTCCGACAGAGACTGCAATTCCCGTTACTGTATCCTTGGAGCTTTTTGGCCTCAAGGTAAACAACCGCAAGTCTTTCTGGACTGGTGAGTTCAGAGAGTCTTGCGGAGGTGACTATTTCCGGGGGATAGACGTTACACCTGTCTACCTCCGGTATAGTCTCCTTAACGGGAACGATCCGAAGTCTCTCGCAGCGACGATTAGTTCGCAAAACCAGTTTTTCGACAAGAACTGGTTCGCAGTTGCTGACTACCTTACGAAGCTTCACCCGAAGCTTTCAAAGGTATCAACAACCCGACGAGAGATCTATCGGGGTTTCATGTTTAAAGGTT